CTGCAAGTGCTGGGGCGGCGAAAACGCCGCCCCGACATTGTTATGATACGTTGAGATCGGCGATGAGGCCGTGCGCGGCTTCGTTTGAAATTTTCAAGCCACTCTCGCAGATAAGCATTTTCTTCTCTGCATCACCGGTTTTGGCAAGGTCAACAGATTGGATTGGGCGCAGGGTACACACGGATGCGTACTCAGTGTCGAGGCACCATGCGTCACGTTCACGGCTGAAGCGGTTCGGGACAACAGACAGGCTGCCAAAATCGCTCATATAAACGTCAGCAGCTCCAATGATTGTTGTCGGGCCATCAGATGGCGCATTGAAACGCTGTGCCGCAATACCAGCAAAGCCGGACACAACTGTCTTGTTATACGGACCAACCATCAGGACGGTTGGAGCGCCGCCAGACGTGTATGCCTTCTGCATTACGTCCTTCAACATTGGTTCCGTGAAGTCACGCTTGGTGCCGTCATTTCGGGCGTCGGAACCGTCTACAGCAGTTGGGTTTGTGCCGTCGCCGGCTTTGTTTACGTTGGAAGAAACCCAAGCGCCCAGACCGGCAGACACGCGGCCAGCGGTGGAAGAGCCGGCGGAACGTGCGGTATTGCCCGTGTAAATTGTTTCAAGGTCGCGTTTAACTTCTTTGCCGCGCTTTGCGAGCTGATATGCCAACTCATCATTCCGGCCAGCCAAGTCTTGGTTGGCAAGGTTGTCCGCGATGATCAGTGTGCGGCGGCGGATTTGTGTGTAGTTACCGATACGCACAGTTGGGGTTGTCGCGTCAAATGCGGCAACGTCGTCACCGTCGATGATTGGCGTGACGTCAACGGCCGAAAGCGAGTCAGTCTGCCACTCGAAAAACGTGTTTGAGACGTTTTCGGAGCCGATGTTGGACTGAAATGGGGTGTCTTCGGGCGCGATATTTGCGATCACGTTCGAAAGTGACTCACGGATTCCCTTGGCGGAAAAAGACGTGAATGTGTTGGCGATGATGGTCATGGTGTGTTGCTCCTATAGCAATGCTTTGATGGCGGCCGCCGCATCTGATACGCGGCCAGTTTTCTGCGCGGTGTTTAACGCTTTTTGTGCTGCAGGCACCTTCCGAGGTTGTGACAATCGGGAACCCGACTTTAATGTCTTGGCGCGTGATTTCTGAGGTTTTGCACGAACCTCATTTGCACGCGTTTCTCCACGATCATAAAGCATGGCCTTCCTCGCTATTTTCACCAGCGTCGCATTCGTCATGCCGCCCACATCTTGCTCCGAAAAACCTTCGTTCATGAGAAAACCTTTTATTTGGTTCGCCTCAACGGCGGCGACCTTCTGGTCACGCCACTCGGGTATCATCTCGGGCAAGGCGTTGCGCTGCTGATCCAAGTAGCCCCTTTGCATTTGCGCCGTTTTATGGGCCGCAATTTCCTGCATTCGTTGCTGCTCGGACTGGACGGCCATAAGTTGAGCTTCACGCTCACCTTGATGTTTTCGCCACTTACGCTCTGCTTTTGCTGCCATCGCGGGGTCTGCGTCATACAGAGTGTCCCAGTCCGGTTCCTGTTCTGCTGCTTGCTCGATACGCTGTGCCATTGCTGGCAGTAGTTGCGCGTATTCGGCACGCTCACGCTCAATTTCAGCGTACTGGGCTTCCATCGTTTTGCGATGTTCGGCCAGCTCCTGAGTTTTTCGCGTATAGTCCTTCTGCCGAAGATGTCCGTTCTTCAGCTCCGCCACGGTTACCTCCTCACCGTCGACATCTACAGTCGATGACATATCAAGGGGGGCGCGGTCGTCGCCGTCGTCGTATTCCTCGTCGTCCAGATCGCTTTCGGAGCCTTCAACGGCCGAGTTGTCAGCTTGCGCCTCGTACTCGTCCTCTTGCTCTTCTGGCATTTCGGCCTCGGCCACGTCTTCTGTGGTGTCGGCCTCAAGCGCATCATTTCCCGCTACGTTATCCCCTTCGGGCGAAAGCATGGCTCTGATTGCATTCTGAGCGGTGTACAGGTCAGTCCCTTGCGGGGTGCTGGTATCTGTCATCTCATTTCTCCGTATTATGCTACTTTTTGATCTTGTTTTCAATAGTAGCGTTGTCAACCATTCCACGGAGCGACTGGCGAACCAGCTCAATGCCCCGCAACTTCATGTAGATGGCCTCGCGGCCACCCGCGTCGCCGGTCCCAGTCGCCTTGAACTGGTCCCAGCAATCCCCCTCGATCTCCTCAAGAAATCGAGTTAAATCAGTGTCGGACAACAGGCGCTGGGCTTGCTGTCCGTCCGCTATGACTTGCGTTTTAGTCTTCACGCGCGGCCTCCGTTATAATATCGGCCTGCGCCTTCAGCACTGTGCGATTGGTCTCCATCTCGGCGCGGATGTTGGCCACGTTGAGCTGGGTGCCGTACTTGGCCTTCATCTCTTCAGCCTTCACAAACAAATCAGCGTCAAGCTCGTCGCGCTTGCGATCGTCGTCCATGATCATCTTTTCGCGATCCAACGCCAGCTCCGCAGCTTTCTTTTCCATGTCGGCGCGAATTGACTGTATCTGCACTTGAACGAGCTGCTCTTCGACGGTTGGCTCTTTTGGCTGTGGCGGCGGCGGCTGGAATTGCGCCGGATCGCTCCAGAACTTCGACACGTCCTTGAAGCCTGCGAGCTTTGTCATTTCCTTGAGCGTGTTCGACATCTTGTTGATGTCGGTCAGCGGGTTCTGTGGACCCATTGTCGCCATTGCCTCTTTTTGCATCTCGCCGATCTGGCGGAGCATCATCATGCGCTCAGTGTCAGACCCGCGCCCAAGTGCAACAGACACGCTGACGTCCATTTTCGCGTTCCACGACTTGGGGTCGATCTCGACAAAATCGTTGTTCAGCCTCACCATCCGCGCCTTGTCTTGGTGCGTTATGATGTTGTGCAAGACAAGCTCGTACAGGCGCTTGACGCCCGTCTCGGCAAAGACACGCGCGATCATCTCGATGTGCTGCGCAGCGGCGCTCACAGTGGCCGCCACGGCCGTTGCCGTAGAAGATTGCAGTGCGCCCGCGTCTAAACCGGCAGACGCCTTAGAGATGCCCGTGCGGGCCTCCTTGATCTCGTCCATGTACTGCAGGACTGGGAACGCAGACTGACCGACAAACGGGACATTCAGCGGCTGCACCTGACCGGCGGCGCGCTGGCGGATTACCGAACCCATTTCCGTGGACATGACGTCATCAATGTTGACCATGCCCTCGACGATCGCCACGCGCGGGTGGATACTCAAGCTCAGGCTGTCGAGTGTGCTTCGCATGATATTGGACTTGATGCGCTGGACATCCATGACCGTGTCGGCGACGCTCATTCCGAAGAAGTCGTGTGGCTCCGGATTTGGACAAATCGTGGCAAACGGCGCCAAGGCGCACGGCTCGTTGTTCAGTATCTTGTTTGCGTCTCCGGCCGTGCATACTTTGCGCAGCTCGGCGATGCCGTCGCCATCAAAATCGACTTTGATGTAACTTTCAATGTACAATACTTTTCGCATTGCGGGATCATCCCGCGAACTCATCTCGTTGACGATCGCGGGGTTACGCGTGCGGCGCTCGACGTTCATGTCCATGCCGTCGTCAATTGTGGCCATTGTCACGACGTCGTCGTATTCGTAGCCCATCGCGACAAGCTCAGACACAGTGACGACGCGGCGGTGCGCAACAAATTCTGCGTCCTCGACGGACTTTGCCACTCGGGAAATCAAAAACTCCTCCGGCGGCACTGCCTCCATCTTAACGCGGCCGTCGGCGTGCGTATATACGGCACGAACGTCGTGCGACATTGGGGGCGCAACAATCTGGAACGTGGTTGGGTCCATCATTGGCTCGCCCATTGGCGTACTCATGTCGATCTGCACATCAACCTCTGGGTCGGACATCAACGCGGCGAGCGCGTTGTCGTCTAGGCCGGTGTAGTTGATTGTTTCCGTCTCAGTATTGTCCTCCCAGTAGCACTTCATGATGCCAACCTTGCGGACCAGCGCATCCATAAACGCGCTGTGCATCTCCAAGAAACCGTTGTTGTCGCGGTTGATGATGAAATTCGCGTACTCGGTGGCCTGTTTTGCCGCTGGCACGTCCTCCGCATTCTGGGGGCTGTACTCAACCGTGCGATCGGAACTATGGAAGATTCGCATCAGCGACGGCATGATAGCTTGCACAGTATCATGCACGTCCATGCTGACGACTTGGCTGCGGCCCTCTTCCTCGTTGCCAAACGGCTCGCCGCGATAGTATTCCGTCGCCTTTGCGCGCAGCGGAGAAACCCAGTTGTCGATGTAGTCGATCGCGTCATCGATCTCGCTGCCGACAATGCCCTGCAACTCGATGTCGGTCATCTGGTCGGGGTTCAACTCTTCGCCGATTTCCGACACCATTTCGTTTGTCTCATAGTCCATTTTTCGGCCTTTTCTAACGTCGGGACTGCAGTGGGGTAATCTGCATGTCAATTAGGTTTGGTTGAGCTTGAGCCTGTTGCGGAGGCAGTAATCCAGCTCCAGCGACGCCAATGCCGCCCGCTATTGCCATAGGTGAGCGTTTATTGATGAAATCCCGAATTTGGTCTGTGCGGGTTACTCCGCGTTCAGCCGCCCGCTTATCTGCGGTGCGCCGGAATAGCTCCATAAACGTGCCTTGGCTTTCGTCCGCCAGACCAGTAACGTCGCCCGCGCCCATCCAAAGATTGGCTTGGAATTGTGCTGGCGTCATACCTTGCTGCGCCGCAAGTCTTTGCGCCACATTTTCCAGCGCCTTGTATTCCGTTGCCTTGGGCATATCTTCCCACGCAGTTGGCATTTCCGAAAACGCATCTGTGTCCGTGATCACACCGTCTTTTGCCGCTTTTGACAGGTTCACATTGGTAAATGTTTTTCCGTCCTTTGTGCGCGTTACAGTATATGCGTCCAGAGCGTCCCCGTACCGACCACGCAGCAGATCACGGTTTGCGGCGCTCAACTCGGCTTGACCCGACAGAAAATCCGTGCCGCCGTCTGACATAGCCAAGACCCGCATGAAATGCTTGTCGGCGGCGATGTTTGTGTCATCACCCAACAAATTATTTAGGAAACCTTTGACTTTGCTGTTTGCTGACAGTTGTTTTGTGAGGGCTGCGCCCGTCAAGTCATCTGCGGCGTCGCGATCCCACAGCCCGCGCTCTGCGTTGGCCACGTTACCGGCTTGCGTGGCTTGCATCTTGTGGCCGTATCCGTATTTGACTGGCATATTTGGCACGTCAATTCCCAGTGCCTCTACAGCCATGCGTGGGGTTGTTCTTGGCGTATTTTTGACCATATCAGCAACCCGAAGGCGATCCGCAGGATCAAGCATATAATACAAACTGGCATTTCGTAAATTCGCTGGGACGGATGACCCAGTCGATGTGTGACCAACTGCGCTTATGTATTCACGCCAACGTGAGTCGCCCAATTCTTGGCCCAGCTCATCAACGAACCAATCCCGAAGCTCCTCGGTGTTGTACCAATCCTCGCCGCCCAGCTCCTGACCCTTTGACACATAAGCGCGCACGCGGTCGTGGATGCCGTGACTTGGATCGTCCAACATGGATGTCAGGCGATCCATTCTTGCTGGCGCGCCGCGCGCTGGATCGTACCGTGGGTATGGTGTTGTGCGGTTCTCGGCTGCGCCAGCCCATTCTGGCCTTGAGTGCGGGGGCAGGTTTGCCGTGTCGTCCAACAACGAAATTCGTGGCCCGCCGTTGTCACTCGCGCCTCGCATCATATCGAATGGCGCCGCCAGAGGGTTGCTGTATAGCGTACCCATGTCGCCGGTTTGGTTCAGTCGGCTGACCACGTCCTGATATGCGCGCGACCCAGTGTCTGCCAGTGCGTTGCCAGTTCCAGTCATCGTCTCGACGACTGCGCGAGCTGCGGGCGCGCCGAATTTTGCTGCAATAGCGGCGGGAGCTAGTACCCCGACGCCCTCCAAGGCGCTCTCGGCATAGTCTCCGCGTCCGGCGGCATCCATGGATCGCAACGTGCCGGACACGGGGCTGACCATGTCAACTAGCTGACCTGCGGATCGTGTGCGGTCTGGGACGCCCGTCGGGCCAAGGTAATAATCTGCGCTGTCGCCAATGCTGCCAAGCAGACCGTCTAACGCCGACCGACGGTTCTGGCCTGCGTTTGGGTCGCTAAAATAATAATCAAGTAAACTAGCCATCAGTCAAGAATTCCTCGTTGGGGGCGCATTCTGGGGCGAATTGGGGCGTTGGGGTCAACTGGCAGCAGACCCTCGGGACGTGCCTGTGGCCGCATTGGCGTCAGGCCGTACATATTCATGCCGGTAAACTTTTTGCCGTAGTCAGAAATCCGCGTGCCATACTTGTCAACTTTGTCGTTCTTGCCGCCGGACACCAAAAAATCGCGCATCCCGCCGTTTCCGCCCAAGTGCGCCATGCCGACCATTGCGGATGGGGTAACTTGCACGCCACCGACTTCAGTCCCGATAAACCGGTCCAAGCCGCGCTCCATAGCCAAATCCATGATGTCTTGCTCATGCCAATCCATCACACTCTCTTGGAGGTCTGGGTCTTTCGCGAAATCCTCAACTTCAAATTCCACGCCCATCTTATTCATGTAGTCCCGAAGGCGTGGCTCGCTAAACTGGTATCCGCCAGCCATTATGCGGCCGCCGCCAATATCATTCAGGATGCCCATGTTGCCGCTGCTCTCACTCAGGCGCATGGCCTTGCGGAAGTCACTGTCAGCCATTACGCGTCACCCCCGAAAAGGAAACTAGATGGCCGCGTCGGCGGGAAA